TATTACTTCAACAATTACAATTATTTCAAGAACAGTTGGAGACTATATTTATACAATAACAGCAAGTTTTGCATTAATAGAAGGCCACACTTATACTTTGGTTTTAAAATTTGGAACAAACATAATTTTTAAAGACCGTATTTTTTGCACGGCCCAACCTTTAGTTACATTTTCGGTTAATAATAATCAATATGTAAGTAATTCAACAACAAACGAATTTATAGTATATGAGTAATATTCACGTTTTAAATTTATCAGCTTACACGTCTCCAGTAGTATCGGAAACAAATCGAGAAAATTGGGTTGACTTTTTAACAGAAGAAGGCGCTCAATACTTTCAATTTTTAATTGAGAGATACAGTAACTCAACCACTAATAACGCTATTATTAACAACGTAGCGCGATTAATTTACGGAAAAGGTCTTAGTGCATTAGACGCTAATAAAAAGCCAAATGAGTACGCGCAAATGATGTCTTTATTTCACAAAGAAGACGTTCGAAAAATGGTCCTAGATCGCAAAATGTTTGGGCAATTTGCAATTCAACTTCATTATAATGATAAGCATGATAAAATTATTAAAGCTTACCACATTCCTGTTAATTTATTAAGAGCTGAAAAATGCGACAAAGACGGAAACATAACAGGTTATTACTATTCGGACAATTGGGACGATACAAAAAAGTTTGCTCCAGTTCGTTATTCAGGGTTTGGGTTTTCAAAAGACAAAGTAGAAATATTATTTTCTAAGCCTTACACTGTTGGGATGAAATATTATGCTTATCCGGACTATCAAGGGGCAGTCCCATATACGTTGCTTGAGGAGGAGATAGCTGATTATTTAATAAATGAAGTTCAAAACGGCTTTTCTGGGACAAAAGTGGTTAATTTTTCAAATGGGATACCAACCGACGAACAGCAGCAAATTATTTCAAATAAGGTTTTAAGCAAATTAACAGGAAGTCGCGGGCAAAAAGTTATCGTAGCATTTAACAACAACGCAGAAAGCAAAACAACTGTTGACGACATTCCATTAAATGATGCTCCTCAGCATTACACTTATCTAAGTGAAGAGTGTTTACGCAAAATTATGTTAGGCCATAATGTTACAAGTCCATTACTTTTTGGGGTTGCTTCAACAAATGGCTTTTCAAGTAACGCTGAAGAACTTAAAAATTCAAGTATTCTTTTTGACAACATGGTAATAAGACCGTTTCAAGAAGAGCTATTAGACGCTTTTGATAGCATTTTAGCACATAATGGCGTAGCTTTAAAACTGTTTTTTAAAACTTTACAGCCATTAGAGTTTACTGACTTAGAGAATACTCAAAATAAAGAGCAGGTTGCGGAAGAAACAGGAACTGAGCTTAGCGCACACACAAACCCGTTGATTAATTTAGGCCAAGAGCCTCAAGACAATTGGGTATTAATAGACGAAAAAGAAGTTGATTACGATACAGACGACGAAGAAAACGAGTTGTTAAGTAAAGAACCAAAACAAAGTTTATTAAGTAAGGTTGTTAATTTAGTTTCAACTGGAGATCCAAGACCTAATATAACAAGTAAGCAAGATAAAACTATTGACGGAGTTAAATTCGTTGTACGATATAAATACGTTGGTTCAGTTGTTACAGGTGAAACAAGGCCTTTTTGTTCTAGCATGATTAGAGCAAATAAAATCTATAGAAAAGAAGATATTTTAGCAATGGAAAACCAATCTGTTAACCCCGGTTGGGGGCCAAAAGGAGCCTCAACCTATTCTATTTGGTTTTGGAAGGGAGGAGGAAATTGTTTTCACCGGTGGAATAAACAGGTTTACGCAGTTTTATCCGGCAAAGCTTTAGACATAACAGAAAAAACAAAAAAATTAGCCCAAGCAAAAGCAGAACAAAAAGGATATGTAATAAAAAACCCAGATTTAGTTTCAAAGAGACCTGTTGACATGGACAATTATGGTTTTTTGCCAAGTAACCCACAACCAAAAAGACAAATTACACGATAATGGCAGAAGCACTTTTAGTTACACGACAAGATTTAGTAAAATTTACTTCATTAAATGGGAACGTTGATACTGACAATTTTTTACAATATATCAAAATTGCCCAAGACACTGATTTGCAAAATTTTACGGGCACAAAGCTTTTGAATAAGATAAAAGCGGACATTATAGCAAATACTTTAACCGGCAATTATTTGACGCTTACAACCGTTTATTTAAAGCCCATGTTGATCCATTTAGCCATGAAGTATTATTTACCGTTTGCGGCTTACACAATCAGCAACAAGGGAGTTTATAAGCACAATTCGGAAAATAGCACAAGCGTAGATAAAAGCGAAATAGACTTTTTAATTGAAAAGGAAACACAAATTGCACAACACTACACTGAGCGATTTATTGACTATATAAATTATAACAACAATTTATTTCCAGAATACAGTTCAAATTCAAATGGAGATATGTTCCCGGATACACAAAACAATTATACTGGATGGTACATTTAAAAAACTACAAACCAAAAGAAGTCAACATTGTAAAATTAAAGACTTATTTAAAAAAAATAGAAAATGGCAAATAGTAACGGCTGGGGGGACGGAGCAGCAAACAACACAATAGGATGGGGGCAAGGAGCAAACAACACAATAGGTTGGGGCAAATCGCATTCGTTATCTTGGGCGGGTTTAACTGATATAGTTGGAACTTCAACACCCGCTCCCGTAAGTGATACGGATGCACAAGCATTTTTAACTAACGCAGTAATAACCGACACTACACAAAGAGACGCGATTAATACTTTAGTTATTGGATTGAAAGCGGATAGTTTATGGACTAAAATGTTAGCGGTTTACCCATTTGTTGGTGGTTTAGAAGCAACTTGTAAATTTAACTTAAAAAACCCCGTTGACACTAATTTAGGACATAGACTTATTTTTACGGGTGGTTGGACTTTTTCAAACAATGGAATACAACCAAATGGAATAAATACTTATGCAAATACTTTTTTAACTCCTAATACACATTGGACATTAGGTAATAGTTCAGTATCGACATATTCAAGGACAAATAATTCTGAAGCGGGAAATTTATGGGGAACAAGAGGGGGAAGTAGTTTTACGTTATTATATTCAGTTTTAAGAGATGGAACTACATCAAATTGTTATCATAATGCAAATAGTACAACGGGAATTTCTCCAAATCCAACAACAAGTGCAGTTAATTTAATTTCAAGTAGAATAAACTCTTTAAACCAAATACAAGGGGTAAACGCAACTAATCAAACTAACTCAAGCACTGAACTTCAATTATCAACTTATAATATTTATTTATCAGCACAAAATTCTTCGGGAACGACAATCAATTTTTCATCAAGGCAGTTAGCATTTGCACATATTGGTTATGGTTTAACACAAGCAGAATGCACTTTACTATATAATAGAATACAAACTTTTCAAACAACTTTAGGTAGACAAGTATGATACAAGTAGGACTTTTAACGGAAGAACAAAAAGAGTTATTAATAGGGCAACAATTTATGCTTGATGTATATTTTAACCCTATCCAAGACAACAATAATAATTGGATAATTTCAATTGAAGAAATTGGACAATGCAACAACCAATTTGCTTGGGTTAAAGAACTTGAATTAATTACTTATGAGCCAAAAATAACAATAGATGAAAAGTAACTATTTAGCAAGTCTTTATTTTATTACAGGTTATGCAACTTCAATGTTTATGATGTTTCAAGGAGAAGAAAATTATATTGTTTTTGGTGGTGTAACATTATTTTTTTATTTAACTTTCAGCTTAACTGAAGCACTTGAAGATTTAGGATTATGAAACTACAATTATTTTTATTACTTTATTCAATTAAAAATTCCGCGTTGAAATTATTATCAATTTGTTTTTCGTTTTTTTTGCCTATTAGTGGAATACTGGGCCTTTTATTTGCCTTAATTTTATCGGACACAGCAACAGGAATTTGGAAAGCAAAGCACTTAAAACAGGAAATAACGTCACGTAAACTTTCTGCAATTATTTCTAAACTTGTACTTTACGAGTTGTGTGTAATTCTATTTTATTTGATCGATTATTTTATATTAAACGCAATAGTTTTAACAGTGTTTTCCGTGCCTTTAATGCTTACGAAAGTTTTAGCGTTAATTTTAGCCTCAATAGAAATACAGTCAATTTCAGAAAATTGGCGGATTGTAAAAGGAGTAAATTTATGGCAGTCAGCCAAACTTCTTTTTACAAGGGCAATAGATATTAAAAACGACATTAATAAATTAAAATGAATTTAAGCGCACACGTAACTTTAGCAGAGTTTGAAAATTCACCGACTGCAACAACTCATGGAATAAACAACAAAATGAGTTCTTCACAAATTGAAAGCGCAAAATTATTATGCGAAAACGTTTTTGAGCCATTAAGAACATATTTAAACATTCCAATAAAAATTAGTTCGGGCTACCGTTCCGCACAATTGAACAAAATGATAAAAGGAAGTTCAACAAGCCAACATACAAAAGGCGAAGCAATGGACATTAAAATAGACGCAAAAGGGTTTAATTACATTAAAGACAATTTAAAATTTGATCAGCTTATTTGGGAATTTGGAAATAATGAAAACCCTCAGTGGGTGCATGTAAGCTTTGGACCAAGAAATCGTAAACAAGTATTAAAAGCAACCAAAAAAAATGGCAAAACTATTTATTCTAATTACTAGCATTTTTCTTTATTCGTGTTCGGCACAATACCATTTAAACAAAGCGATAAAGAAAGGTTACGTTTGCAAAGACATAGCCGATACTTTAACAATAACAAAGTTGGATAGCGTATTAGTTACAAAATTTGACACAACTTATTACGAAACGTTTTTAAAGACGTTTGACACCATCATTGAGTGGAAGACCCAGTATATTCCAAAAACCCGTTTAGACAAAAAAATTGAATACCGCATAAAAATTAAAACAATTTATAAAGACCGCATTGTTGAAAAAGCAAAAGCGCGAGCGGAGGGCCAAAAGGCAAAATCTGAAGTTAAATTAAACAGGCCAAAAGGTAATCTTAATTTATTATTTGTAGGAGTAGCGATCGGCTTACTGTTATCTTATCTCTTTAAATTTGCAAGGGAAAAATATTTGTTCTAATTAAATTATTTATGGTAAGAAAAAGACTGTTTTGGGACTTGGAAACGAGTTTTAACGTAGGTATATTTTGGCGAAGTGGGTACAATCTTACTATAAACCCCGGTGACATTATTCACGAAAGAGCTATTATTTGCATTTGTTATAAATGGGAGCATGAGCAGGGTATTCAATTTTTAACTTGGGACAAAAACCAGTCTGATAAAACTATGATTAAAGCATTTCTTAAAGTTATGGCTCAAGCGGACGAAATTGTGGCTCATAATGGCGACCGTTTTGATCTCAAATGGCTACGCACGCGAGCTCTATTACACGGGCTTGACGTATTTCCTTCTCCTAAGACTATTGACACTTTAAAATGGGCTAAAAGATATTTTAATTTTAATAGTAACAAATTAGACTATATAGCAAAATATTTAGGAGTAGGCCAAAAAATGGATACTGGAGGCATAGACCTATGGAAAGACATAGTATTTAAAAAAGACAAAGTTGCTATGGATAAAATGGTAGAATATTGCAAAATGGATGTTACAGTTTTAGAAGCAGTATTTAATAAGCTAAATTCTTATGCAACTTCTGCAACTAATTACGCTGTAATAAATAGTGACGAAAAATTCTGCTGTCCTGAATGCACTAACTATAATGTAAGATATAATAAAAAAGTTGTAACTGTTGCAGGGACCATTCATCATTGGCTATTATGCAAAGACTGCAAAAAGCACTATAAAATAAATAATAAAACTTACTCGGAATTTTTAAAATTCAAATATAAATACTAAATTTGTCATTCATAGTTAAAAAAAAGAAAACAGTTGTAAGCACCCAGCATGCAGCTGTTTTTTTTTGTCCCAAATATTAGCAAAATTTGTGACCAATATTTACAACATTGTGACGCATAAAGCTAAATAAAGTTTACAAAAAGTATCATTTTTGTAAAATATATGTTACATAACCGGCAAAATTACGGTTATCTTGCTTAATATTTACAATGTAAATTAAAAAGAACACTATATTTGTCCAGTTTTTTAATTAATAAACTGGACTTTTTAAGGTTATAACCTTAATAATAGCAAATGTTTTAAGGGTTTTACCTTACTTTATTACTCTATTAGGTAAAAATTACCCTTGTTATGTGTTTTACCTTTAAATAAGGGTGAAATTTGCCCTTGTTCTTATTTAGAATGAATATAAATTACACTTTTTTCTATTCAGAAAACGTAATAAACACAAGGATTTTAAAAATAAATTAAAAATAATTGTTAAAAAGTATTGCAGTTATTAAAATAGTATTTATATTTGCATATAATTATTAACGAAACAATTTAAAACTAACAAAATGACAACTACAGTAAAAACACAAAAATTATCAACAGAAGCACAAAACTTATTTGTTCAATTAGTAACAATTAATTTAAGCGCTTACAAAAAAACAAACTTAAATATGATTACAAACGCAATTCAATTTTATTCTCAATTAACACCATTTAACAATGTGTCGGAAAATTATTTAATAACTTTATGTTGCAACAACGGAATTAAAACTAAATAAAAAAAAACAAGGGGTGCGACTTGGTAACGCACATTAATTTAAAAACTATGAAAACAGAATTTAACAAAGTAATTGACTTTTTAGAAACACAACAACAGGAAAACAAACTAAACACGAACCAACTGCATTTAATTATTCAAACATTAGCAACATTTTTAGACGATGAGCAATTGCAGGAAGTAGAAAATTTATTTAACCAATTTAAAAAATAACACTATGAAAAACTTAATTGATTACTTTACACCAACAACCGAAGAACACAAATCGTTTTTAAAGCACTTTTTAAGCACTCTAACGATGTTTATAGTGTTGGGTGGTATGTTCTATTGTTTAATGTATTTAAAAGCGTTGTAAGATGGAAAATAGAAATTTAGAATTTTGGAATAAAGGGTGGGAATTAACCTACGAGTTTACAGGTTGGACTTATTCAATAGCTGGAACTTGGGAATTTAACGACTACGACGAAGTGAGCGAATACGCATTTATTGAACTTGACGTTGATGTTAGCGAAAAGTGGTTAACAGAAACAGACGATAATTTACAACCGCACGTTCTTGGGGTTCGTATTTTAGAAGATTTACGTTTAGAAATGCAGGAAGCAATAAACAGCGATTTGGTACACTACAATTTTTGGGAATGGAAAGCGAGTAACGATGAAAGTAACTATAATTTTTACCACGAGTTATGAAAGCAGGAACTATTTACGACCAATTAGATTGGTGGCAACGACAATGGCGGGGTTCATTTGATTTAGGGTTATACCTTGAGATTTGCAGAATTAAAAAAAACGAAAACCAAATACAAAAACCTATGAAAAGATTTAAAGCAACATTTAAAACTTGGGCGTATGTTGGCGCACCTGTTAAGTTAGAAACACGAATAGTTGAAGCATACGACATCCAGCACGTTAAAAACTTAATACAAAAGAACGATGACATTATAATTGAAATTAAACAAATAGAAAAATGAATCAAAACAAAATGTACAGGTGTATAAAACTTATGGAGTATCTTCAAGAGAAATCAAGAAATATGAATACAATAGCAAAATATTTAAATGTAAGTATGAGAACAGTTTACCGGTATCT